CGTAACTTCGAAGAAGAAGTTCGTCAACAGCAGAAAATTGCTCCATTGTTCCGTGAAATTCAGGTTCAATCTGGTGCAACTGTATTGCCAATCGCTCCTGATACCGAGCCTGCTAACTGGTCTGCAGGTGGTGCTGGTGGTGCTAGTAACGGCGCTAACGATACTTACTTGGAAGATCAAGGCGCAACTGATAACAACTACTCAATTGGTCAGATCATCTTGAAAGCACAACGTTTGATTTCAAGCACTTACATCACTAATGACACTGATGAGCAGATTCTGTTGTCTGTATTGCCAATGATTACTTCAGCACTTGCTCGTGCACATGCTATCGCTGTGGACAAAGCATTGTTGTTGGGTAATGGAACCTTTAGCGGCTTGTTTGGTACTTCTGGTGCTGACAACGGTTCTGGTTTTGCAACTGCTTCTAGTCAAACTGCACTTGACGCTTCTGGCTCTGGTGAAGTTACTCCAGCTAATCTCCTTCAAATGCGTAAGGAGATGGGTAAATACGGTTTGAATGCATCTGACGTATGTTATGTTGTACCTACCGACGTTTACTATGAGTTGATCGATGCAACTGGTTTCACCGACATCACTGAAGTTGGTAACGCCCTTGCAACTAAATTGACTGGTATGGTTGGTACTATCTACGGTTCACCTGTAGTTGCTACTGATCAGTTGGCATACAACTTGGATGCTTCAGGCGCAGCTACTACAACTGCAGCTGGTGCAATCTATATGCCAAACTATGTAATGCCTCGTCTAAAAGGTGTCGGCATCGAAAGTGATTATATCATTAAAGAGCAGCGTAACGTAGTTGTTGCAACCCAATCTTTGGGCTTCAACGAGCTAGTTGCTAACGCTGGTGCTAATAAGCCTTCTGTACGTTGGACTTACGCATAATCTAGTACTTTAGTACTATTAAAACTGGAGGGTTCGCCCTCCGGTTTTTACTAATTGACTTATGGCTAATTTAATTACATTATTAGAATTTAAAGAAACAGAAAATATTACTAATCCAAAAGATGATTATAAGTTGGATCGTATTATTACTGCTGTGAGTCAATTAGTAAAAACTTATTGTGGAAATAGTTTTGTAGATTACTTCACTACTAATAAAGTAGATGAAGTAAGTATTAATTACCCTACACATATTATTCAGTTAGACGAAAGTCCTGTAAATAGTATTGTGTCTGTAGAAGTTAGAGATTCAGTTACCTCTAGTTACTCAACCGTACCAAGCACAGAATATTATCTAGACGTAACAACGGATAGTGTTTACTATGTAACTGGATCTATTTATAAAAACTGGCCTGCAGGTCCTGGTTCTGTAAAAATTACGTATACCGCAGGTTATAGGTCTATTCCTTCTGATTTAAAATTAGCAGTTATAGATTTAGTTAATTACTATGCAAAAGACGAGCACAAAGAAAGAAGAACTTTAGCGGGGGCTACTCTGCAAAATCCTGTATCTTCAGGTGGTTCAGATAGTGTCGCTTTTCCAGCACATATAAAAAGAGTTTTAGACTTATATAAAAATTTCTAATGAGTAATTCAAATCTTAGCAAGTTAGCAAAAAGTATTGTAAGAGACTTGCAAAAGACAGCAAATGCTGGAGTAAAATCTACTCGTAGAGATTTAGAAAAGCAAATAGGTCAGATTCTTCTTATAAATAAGACAAGATTTTCAAAAAACTTAATAGAGTTAATACCTTCTTTAGGAGGTCCTGCAGGTAAGCCTGTAAGAGAGAAGATCTGGAAAGAATACACAACTAGACTAAAAGGTTTAGAAAGGCATATTCCTGCAGAAAGACTTAGAGAGTTAAAAGGAACAAGTGTTATTGGTATAAGACCAAATGATCATAAGTTTTACATTAGAACTTATGGTAGTGCAGTAAGAGCAAAAGGTCAGTTGCTAAAAGCCATAATTAAAAGAGTTTTTAAGCAAGAAAAGAAAAAACTTACTAAAAAAGAAGAAGGCAATCTTGAGTTAATTGGTGGTAAAACCAATAAGATGGGTCAACACTTAGGTCACGCCGAACACATAAACGGAAGAACCGTAGGATTAGCAGCTTCAACAGTAAGAGCTTCTGCTATCAAAGAAAAAATTCAAAGACTTTCTACTGGAAAAGATAAAGCCAAATTAATGAAAGGCATTTCACAGTATGAAACTCATCTTGGTATTAAGATAGATCATACACAAGTAGTTGATGCAAAAGGCTTAAAAAAAGAATATGTACCAATTATAAGTATTCAAGACGCAGCTTCAAATATTGACTTAGCAGGATATGAAGCAGCAGCAATTAGAAATCTTGAAAACTATTTTAAAGACATTGCGAATGCAAAAGCATCACCCTCAATAAAAGAAGCTTTAGAACAAGTTATGTTACATGAGCTTTCTCAAGGTGGAAAAGGCTTAAAGAAAAAAGTTACTGGTAAAAGAACAAAAAAAGTATCTTCTAAAAGTAGAGGATCTGCAAAAGCAAAAGTAAAAAACACAAAAAGAGTTAATGTAATTGCAGATAGTACTATGCCGAAAGGTATGAAGTCTAAGCAAGTAGAGAAAGGACCTGCCTCAGAAGTACTTGCTTTAATTGGAGTTTTAAACAGTAAGTTACCTGGGCAAGTAGCAGAAAATATGGAACCTCCTGCTCTACAATATAGAACAGGTAGATTTGCTTCTAGTGTACGAGTTACTGAAGTAGCTTCTACACCACGAGGGTACCCAAGTATTGGATATACTTACCAACGAAATCCTTACGAAACTTTTGAACCTGGTAACTTACAAGGATCAGTAGAAAGAGATCCAAGAAGATTAATCGATAGATCTATCCGAGAAATAGCAGCACAATTTGCAATTGGAAGATTTTATACTAGGAGAACCTAATGGGCTGGCAAAGAGAGTATACAACTAGACGCAGCTCCATCGTAGAAGCCCTAGTAAGAGAACTAAAAAAGATTGACGGAAGCGGAGACTTCTTAATAAACTTATTTGAAAACGTACATCCTAGACTAAAGTTTTGGGATGAAGTTGATTCTTTTCCAGCAGTACATTTAAATGCAGGAACAGAATCTAGAGAATATAGTCCTGACGGGTATAGGGACAGGTATCTTAATATTACTATACGACTTTATGTTCAAGAAGAAGACGCAGTATCAGCCCTAGATAAACTTATTGAGGATGTTGAAACTGTAATTGAAACAAAAGGTCGCTTGGACTATGTAGATAAACAAGGTAATACTCAATATACACACGATATTCTTATCGTCAGTATTGATACTGACGAAGGAGTGCTTGAACCGCTAGGAGTAGGAGAGATCTTAGTCCAGGTTCATTACTAAGAAAATGCTGGCACGAATCAAAAGATTCACGACCAAGTCTTTTCAAGTTTCATAGGAGAAAACTATGGCTTCACAACTTCAACTATCGAGAGAAACAGCCGTCTACCTTGAGTACGGTGGTGTTTACTGGAGATTACCAGTACTAAACGGTTTCTCATTTTCTCAAGCAACCAACACTACTGAAGTAGCTGTTAATGAAATGGAAGATGTAAACGGTACTACTCGTCGTGGTCGTTCAATGTTTACAGATTCTTTTAACCCTGCAGAATGGTCATTCTCAATGTACATGAGACCTGTTAATACCGCTGATGGTGGTAACGCAGTAGAAGAGCCTTTATGGGCAAACTTCTGTGCATATGACAATACTTACACAGAAAGTACTCGTGCATGGTCTAAAGCTGTTACTCGTACAGACTCACCAGATACTGTAACTTATGACTTTGATGATTCAAACAAATCAGTTCTTGGAGTATTTAACTTATGGTTTGTATTAGGTGGCTGTGCTACTACTAGTGTAAACTACGCTGCAGCAAATGGTGAAACTATCTATAAGATCGCAGACTGTGTAGCAAACTCTGCTACTATGAACTTTGACATTGATGGCATTGCAATGACAGAGTGGTCAGGTTTTGGTGCTATAATTACAGAAGAAGCTACACTAGATCTATCAGCACAAACTATTATTAGTGAGGGCAATTCATCTACCAGTAACTTTATTCGTAACCGTTTAACTACTTTGGATGTTACTTCAAATACTCAAAACCAAGATGTAGACAGTGCAAATGAATTTGCAGCTACTTATCAGTTTGCAATTACTGGTGGAAGTATTACTTTTGAAAATAATATTTCCTATTTGACTCCAGAAGAAATTTGTCGAGTTAATCAACCAATTGGTCACGTAACAGGTAATCGTACTATTTCTGGTAACTTTACTTGTTATCTAGATGCAGGTACTCATTCTAGCGGCAACGCTACAAGTGCTGACTTGTTCGATGACTTGGCAAAGGCTGTTGATACTTCAACTAACAAGTTTACTTTGGTATTTAATGTTGGTGGTTCAACTAATAATCCAAAAGTTGAAATTAATATTCCAACTGCTCACTTGGAGATTCCAGTACACCAAATCGAAGATATTATTAGCTTGGAGACTAACTTCCATGCATTACCTTCTGATATTGGTAATACTGACGAAGCAACTATTAAATACTACGCTAGTTAATAGTGTGCCTTCTGTAAAAAACGGGCTTCGGCCCGTTTTTTATTACCCCTATGAAAAATAAATCTTGACTTTTTTCCTAATATCCTTTATACTTATATCATTAATCGGTGAAAGATTAATTTTAAAGAGGATTTAAATAAATGACTGAAACAGTATCTTTAGCGAGTCTTATGACTCCAAGTAAAACAGTTACACTAGACTTTCCAGGATACTCTGGAATGACTGTAGATGTAACCTATCTTTCCCGTGAAGAGCTTTTAAAAGTTCGTAAAAAATGTTTAACTACTAAGTTTAATCGTAAATCTAGACAGCCCGAAGAGGAGCTAGATGAAGAAAAGTTCTTAGTAGAGTATGTACGAGGAGTTGTAAAAGGCTGGTCGGGCTTGAAATTTCGTTACCTAGAAGAGCTTCTTTTGGTAGATGTATCTGCTTACGATCCAGACGATGAGCTGCCGTATACCCAAGAAAACGCAGAGCTATTGATGAAAAACTCATCAGACTTTGATACTTGGATTACAGAAACTGTAGGTGACCTAGAAAATTTTACTGGGAACAAGTAGCAGAAGTTGAAAAGCTGCTACGCAGATACATAAGGGAAGGTGATTCTAAAATAGATGTTGAAAAATATCTAGAAATCTGTAAACAGTTAGGAGAAGAACCAGACCCTGCCAAAATGCCGCTCGAACCTTCTGATTTTCCGGAAGAAGTTCAAGTGGCATTTTTTATGCTTTCTTACTTATCAGATAACTGGGAAGGCATGAGTGGAACTTATATGGGTAAAGTTTGGACTGATTTAGAATATCTTTTCAAGCTACATAAAATACAAAACCCTAGAGTTATATTATACTTCATGAAACTGTATGAAAGACTTATAGTGGAGTATAAAATGGAAGAAGCGGATAAAAAGAGAAAGGCTGAGGAGCGCAAAGCTAAACCAGCTGGCGGTGGTAACTACACCCATAATGTAAAAGGCTAATGGCTAAAAACAAAATTACGATAGATATAGAAGTTAATGGCAAAATGCAGAAAGCCACCGTTGAGGCTGGCAAACTTCGAAAAACTTTAGACAAGGTAGATGAAGGACAAAAGAATGTATCTAAGTCTGCACGAACTGCTGATCGTAATTTAAAAGGTGCAGCTCAAGCATCTTCCAACTCCACTAAAAACTTCTCAAAAATGGCACAAGGTATTACTGGAGGTCTTGTACCTGCATATGCTACTCTTGCTGCTAACTTATTCGCCGTATCTGCAGCGTTCCAGTTCTTAAAAAATGCTTCTCAGACAGAAAGATTGAAGCAAGCCCAGGTGGAGTATGCAACCGCTACTGGTAATGCTTTAGGTTATCTATCTACTCGATTACAGGAAGCTTCTCAAGGGATGTTAAGTTTCAGTGAAGCATCTGCAGCATCAGCAATCGGAGCAGCAAAGGGTTTTAGCTCTAAGCAAATGGAAGATTTAGCTGTATCCGCAGGAAA